ATGTCAGCGTTACTGGAGTAACCAGTGCCAACGGGTATGACAGCGGCGGTGGCGCAGGTTGGTCAGGCAACGGTATTACCTGGACTGGATCAACTTGGTCAGCAAATACTCGTATAGCACCCAGTAGTAACAATGGAGGTGGCGGCACTGCTTTTGCGGCCAATGCCAAAGGTGGTATGTATTCTACAGGCTACGGACCGCCTGCTACAAATTTAGGCGGATTTGGGGGTGGTGGTGGATCTGGTCCTATTACCGGCGGTGGTGGAGGAGGATACTCAGGTGGGGGCGGAGCCTACGGTGCTACTAGCACAACTATTGACTCCGGTGGTGGCGGTGGTAGTTATATCGATGCTAATGCTACTAGTGTGGCTACTAGCGATGGCTTATTTGATCTTAGCGGCACATTTAACGGTGCTAGCATCACTAATCTAGGATTCTATAACAATACTGCTGGCTATATCAGCATAGCTAGACTCTAATCAAAAACTCTTGTTCTAACCAAAAGTTTAGCGTATAATATAGTATATGTTGAATATCATAAGCGACTTTATAAAATCAATCTTACCAGCTAAGAAGAAAACCACGCCCAGTGGGTGGATCAGTTTTAATGCACCCTGCTGTCATCATAATGGCGAAAGCCCAGATACCCGTGGTCGTGGTGGACTTACAGCTAATAGTGATGGATCAGTTAGCTATCATTGTTTCAACTGTAACTTCAAAGCATCATATCAACCTGGTCGTCATCTAACATTCAAATTCCGTAAGTTATTAAAATGGTTAGGTGCAGATGACACTGACATTAAACGTTTGGTTATTGAAGCTATCCGTGTCCGTGAATTAGTAAATCCGGAAGAAGTCAAGCAAGAAGAAGAGGAAAAGATTGAGTTCAAAGTCCGTGACCTACCAGAAGGTGCAATTAGTTTCCAGCAGTTCATATCATTCCATGTATTAGACAACTTCCAAAATGTTCCTGGATTGTTGAATACAGCAGTTGACTATGTTAAAGATCGTAAGATTGATAATACCAAATACGACTTTTATTGGACAGACTCAACAGAACACAGCCTACATCAACGAGTAATCATACCCTGCATCTGGCAAGGTCGAATTATTGGATATACCAGTCGTGCTTTCGTGGATGGGGTCAAACCCAAATACTACAGTCACTATGAACCCAACTTTGTGTTTAACATAAACAATCAACAGCCTGACAGTAAGTTTGTTATAGTCTGTGAAGGACCGTTTGATGCTATGAGCATAGATGGTGTAGCTGTATTGAATAATGAATGTAATGAAACACAGGCGGATATTATTGAAAGCCTTGGTCGAGAAGTTATTGTTGTTGCTGACCGTGATAAGGCCGGTGCGAAGATGATCAAGAATGCTATGGAATATGGGTGGTCGGTGAGTTTTCCTGTGTGGCTAGAAACCTGCAAGGATATAAATGAAGCAGTGGTAAAATATGGTAAATTATTTGTGCTGAAAACTATATTAGACAGCAAGCAGACGAGTAAACTCAAGATTGAATTGATGCGAAAGAAACTGTATAATTAATAATATATGACAAAAGAATACTCTCCAGAACTACAGAAACTATTTTTAGAAATGATGCTCCAAGATGCACAATCATATGTGCGTGTGCAGAATATCTATAATCCAGAAAACTTTGATAGATCGTTACGTGAGGTGGCTAAGTTTATCAAAACCCATACTGACGATCATAAAGCCATGCCCACAGCTGAACAGGTCAAGGCAGTCACAGGTGTAGAACTTAAACATGTTCCAGATCTCACAGAGGATCACTACAGTTGGTTCCTAGCAGAGTTTGAGGGATTTACTAAACGTAACGAACTTGAACGTGCTATCCTTAAAGCTGCAGATATGCTGGAAAAGGGTGAGTATGATCCAGTAGAAAAACTGATCAAAGATGCAGTGCAGATATCATTAACCAAAGATATGGGCACAGATTATTTCTTAGATCCACGTGGTCGATTGATGGCGATCAAGAGCAACAATGGGCAGGTATCAACAGGTTGGCCGACTCTAGACAAGCGTTTGTTTGGTGGTATGAATCGCGGCGAACTTAACATCTTTGCGGGTGGATCTGGTTCAGGTAAAAGTTTGTTCATGCAGAACATAGCTATCAATTGGGTTACGCAGGGACTCAACGGTGTATATCTAAGTTTAGAACTTAGCGAAGGACTTTGTGCTATGCGTATGGACAGTATGGTAGCCAATGTTTCCACTAAAGAAGTGTTCAAAGATCTGGATACAGTTGAAATGAAAGTCAAGATGGTGGGTAAGAAATCCGGTGTGCTACGCATTAAATATATGCCAGCACAGTCAAACGTAAATCAAATCCGTAGTTACTTGAAAGAATTACAGATACAAACAGGTATGCGATTAGATTTTATCATGGTAGATTATCTAGATTTGGTCATGCCGGTAAGTGCTAAAGTGTCACCAAATGATCTGTTTGTCAAGGACAAATATGTAAGTGAAGAACTACGTAATCTAGCCCGTGAATTAAACATCTTAATGATCACAGCTTCACAACTTAATCGAGGTGCTGTAGAAGAAATTGAATTTGATCATAGCCATATCGCAGGTGGATTGAGTAAGATCAATACAGCAGATAATGTGTTTGGTATCTTTACTAGCCGTGCTATGCGTGAGCGTGGACGTTATCAACTACAGCTCATGAAAACACGTAGTTCAAGTGGAGTAGGCATGAAAGTAGATCTAGAGTATGATTTAGAAACTCTGCGCATCACGGATCCAGGTGAAGAAGCTCAAGAAAGCGGCCTGCGTGGTGTGGGTGCTACTAATATCCTAAGCCAGATTAAGACTGGTAGTAGTGTAAGTCCAGCAGAAGACGCTCCTAAAATACAAGCTGGTGTAGACAGCAGTAAACTAAAAAGTATGTTGGCTGGATTGAAAAACGCTTCAGAATAATGTCAAATAAATTTTGTCGTTTTTTAAGTAATGGGTGTTCATTCCAACTCGATAAAGATAAACTATTAGTCAAACCCTGCTGTTGGTATAGACAAGGAATAGAATTTGATCCTGTGTCTGAACTACCTTTCAAATCAATCAACAATTGGACACCTAATTGCGAAGTTTGCTATCAGCAAGAACTTGCAGGACAACACAGTTTTAGAAAAGCCAGTTTTGAAATAATCCCCGAAATCAACAATACAGTGCCTTTAGCATTAGACATAAATCTAGACATGACGTGTAATGCAGCCTGTGTTATCTGTGGACCAGAATCAAGTTCGACTTGGTCTAAGCAGATGTCTAATAACAAAATTATACACATACAGGCCAACTCTGATTATCAACAGTATTTAGATAAGATTGTATCTGGCCTAGATCTAACACAATTAAAAAGAATTAAATTCTTTGGTGGAGAACCACTACTGACCAACACGCATTTACAACTGCTTGAGAAAATACCCTATCCAGAACAGTGTGAAATCTGGTATACGACCAATGCCAGCATATTACCAAATCAAACAGTATTGGATATGTGGAAACAATTTAAACTAGTTTTTGTAGAAGCCAGTATCGACGGAGTAGAACAACAGTTTGAATATATCAGATGGCCACTGCCTTGGTCTAAAATAAAAAATAATCTATTGGAACTAAAAGATATCGCACCTGTCAATGTATTGTTCCGTATAAACCATACCTTAAACCCATTTAATATCTATTACTATGATAGATTAGAATACTGGATCGACACAGAATTTTCTACAAACAGATTAGGTGATCCAACAGAGATAAACATACATCCGTGTTGGGGTGATTGGGCGTTAGATCGGACCCCGTTAAATCTCAGGGAAGAAATCTATAAAAAATATCAAGATCATATCGTAACGAGATTATTAAAAAATTCTAAACAACAACATCACGATACCATACTAAAATTTACTGATATTTGGGATCCTATTCGAAAGAACAGTTGGCAAACGACATTTCCAGAGATCGTTAGATACTTTCTTTAATCAGTTCGTAAAATTCAGGAAGATAATCTTTAATTGAAATTTTCTTTAATTTGTCTTGTTCTTGTATCTCTAGTAGAAAACGAGAAAAATTTGCATCATCTTTAACACTATGTTGTCTGAATAATTCTTGTTTTAAGTCCAATTTAATTTTTTCTGGCAATGCATCAAGTGAAAAATATTCAGGATAACTAACAATATTATAATTGTATCTCAATCCCTGTTGATTAAACCATTCAACAGTTTCATCATAATAAAATATGTTCAGATTACTTATGGTATAACTTACAAATAAATCTATATTGAGTGATTTAAAAAAATCAATATTTTCTAACAAAATATTCCATTTGAGTGGAAATCTCATGTATTCAAATCGCTTTTCTATTCCGTCGATACTCAAACAAACGTTTAAATTTTTAAATCGTCCCAGGATATTTTGTTGTTTTTGGCTAAGTTCTATTGACCCATTTGACACTAAAGAAATATGACAATCGGTATTACCTATAGAAACCATGTGTTCTAATATATCAAAATTTTTCTTTTCAAATAACGGCTCCCCACCAACAAAAGATAACATAACTAAGTCTTTATATGGGATTGTGTCAAGTTGATCCTGGTTAATAATTTCAAATGTTTTAACTTTTTTAAGTGTTGCCCAAGCACTGCTAGCATTTGGCCCGCAGGTAACACAGGTGCTGTTACATAAATTTGATGTATATAATTTAAGAATCTGTAGTGAATAATTCCCGTCTTGGCAATCTTTTTCAATAAATCGAATGTCTCGATTGGTATAGAAATCAAAAGCGGAGTTTTTTAATTGTCTATCACTTGTTTTACCTTGATCTTCTAAGGTCCAACATTTTTGACAGTTAGAAGGACGTTGCCCAGCGAGCATTTCTGTTTGTAATTGTTTTATGTTTGTATCTTTTGGTAATAGACAACAAGGAGTAGAGAATCCCGATAGTGTATATTCAGCACCAAAGAAAGGTAATACGCAAAAATAATCATTCATTGTAATCATATTTAATCCATGCTATACTATATTAAATTAATTCCTATTCTTCGATAAATATACTAAATTGGAGTCTAAACTGTGCAGAAACGCACCCGTAGCATACTTACAGAGCTTGACGAATTACTCACGCACAAGGACAAGGATAATCTCCTAGAATCACGTGCTAATAACATCATCAATGGTGCTATTAACCTAATCCGTTATATCCGTGAAAACTATGAAGCCGAGCAAGCTCTTGAGCTTGAGCGCCGCCTTCTTAATGCTATCAAGGGTCAAGATCCTAGTAAATTCTCCCGAGGTATTAGGAAGATCAAAGATGAAGATCAATGAAATATTAGCAGAAGGATTGAGTACTGGTTTATTAAAAACTGGTGCGGCAATAAGTCAATACTTTGATCCTGCACTGGCATCTAAATTAGAATATGCCCTAGCTCATGCTAAGCCTGCTGCACCTTCGGAACAACTAAAACAATTATCAAATGAATTAGCTAGTCGAGCTAAAAACAATCAAAATAGAATTTCCTCAGTGGAAATTTTTAAACAAACAAAAGATGTGTTTGGAAATACTTACACAACCCCACAAAGTCGTGTATCAGCAGTCAAATCGATAATACAAGATCTACAACGTCGAGGAGTTTTAATAACAGATCAACCGGCACCAAGTAGAATTTATGCTCCAAATCCAAAATATACCGCGCAACAAAACGATGTAGATCAACCTTATTACTTAGGCGGAAAACAATTAAATCCAAAAGATCCGGCTGACAAAGCAATTATTGATAAGATTAAAGCGCAACAAGGGATAGCATGAAACTATTTGAAATAAAAGGACAGACTCCTGGATTCTTGCTAACAGAAAGCAAGAATGTCCATCTCGAACATCTAGAAGACCTAATCTTTAATGCGGGATATGCTGGTGCTGAAGAAGCCTTAAATTACATAGACAGCCTACGTAACATGCTGGCAGAAGGCACAGGAACTACCACACAGCTAACAGTCAAATGGGATGGATCACCTGCGATCATCTGCGGCACAGATCCCGCAGACGGTAAGTTTTTCGTGGGCACTAAAGCTGTATTCTCTAAAGGAGAACCTAAACTCTGTAAGTCAGCTAGAAATATCCAACAATGGTATGGTGATCAACCTGAGCTAGCAGAAATATTAGCATCAGCATTAAAATATCTCAGCAAACTAAACATTGGTGGAGTAGTGCAGGGTGATCTTATGTTTACCCCTGGCAAAGTTTCCACAGTATCAGTCAATGATGAAGATTGCTACGTGTTTACTCCTAACACTATTACCTATGCCGTTCCGGTCAACAGTCAGTTAGGGCAACGTATCGCTGGTGCACAGTTAGGTATCATATTTCATACCACATACTCAGGAGCCGACACAGTGGGTGAGATGACTGCTAGCTTTGGTGTAAACGTCACAGGCTTTACACAGACCAAGGCAGTATGGTTTGATGATGCTACATATAAAGACTACACCGGTATAGCCAGCTTGACTCCCACAGAAGATAGTAAAATACAAAAATATTTGGCTGCAACTGCCAAGACCATGCAGAAGATAGGACCGCAACGTTT